TACGATATTTCGACTATCAATGCAACTAAGAGTGTGCTGGATGGTATTGCGGCTGTAGCCACGATTGTGGATAATGACAAATTGATCGTGGATCAAAAGTGCGACCATACTCTAATGGCATTAGACCAGTACCAGTGGAACCCTAACGAAAACTTACTAACAGAAAAGCCTGTCCATAATATGGCATCGCATATGTCTGATGCCCTGCGTTATGCCTTGTACACGTTCGTGGCCTCGGACATAACATTCTAGCTGTCACCAGATCAAAAATAGCTCTTGACTTTTCTGCTGGAATTTGATATAATTCCCCATATAAAGAGAAATTTTAAGAAATCAACCTATGAGTGAACTTAAACGCGATAAGATTAAATACATAAGAGACCGTGCAAAGTCTGCTTATGTAAAGGATGAGGAATGTTACATCTGTGGTGGAAACGAGTCTTTGGACTTTCATCACTTTTTAAGTGTGACGGAACTTCTTAATAAGTGGATTAAAGAGAAGAAACTAGTTATATCGACTGCGGAAGATATGATGGATATGAGGGATGAGTTTATTGAGGCACACCATAAAGAAATTTATGATGACACAGTTACTCTCTGTCACAAACATCATTTAAAACTGCATTCTATATATGGCAAGAAACCTGCTTTAGTCACTGGCCCCAAGCAACAACGCTGGGTAGAAAAAAGAAGAGTAAAAGAATATGGGATTATTTAAAAAATGGGTTCAGAAACTGAATCCATCACAACCGCAGATAGCGGCAGCTCAAGGAAGTCAAGGGCCGTTAGCTCCTGTAATTACTTACCAAAGAGCGTATGATAGATTAGAAGTAGTAAACAGAGGCGTTAACATGATTGTTGATGCAGCTTCACAAATCAACGTAGATGTAGGGGACAAAGAAGCATTTCCTGGAGTAGCAACTATTAGACATAAAAAGCTAGTAACTCTACTTAACAGGAACCCTAACCCATATCAATCAGCAGATGCGTTTAGACGCAACATATTTTTAGATATGCTGATGGATGGAAATGCTTTTATATACTTTGATGGCGCAAGTTTATATCACTTACCTGCAGAGAATGTTACAATCCACCCAGATAAGAAAACTTTTATCAAAGGGTATGATTATAATGGTACTAAGTATAAGCCAGATGAGATTATCCATATTCAGGATAACGCAGCTGAGTCGATTTACAGAGGTAAGTCAAGACTTAAATCAGCTACAGATAGTATAAACTTATTATACAATATGAAAGCCTTTCAGGCAAACTTCTTCAAGAATGGAGCGGTACCTGGGCTTGTATTAAAGACACCTAATACTCTTAGTGCTAAAGTTAAAGATAGACTTATTAACTCATGGACACAAAAGTATAATCCTAAAAGCGGAGGTCGTAGACCTTTAGTTCTAGACGGAGGAATTGAGATAGACAGTATCTCTAATGTGGACTTTAAGAAATTAGATTTTGAGGATTCAGTAACTAACTTAGAAAATACCATTCTAAAAGTTATAGGAATCCCACCAATTTTAATGGATGGTGGCAATAATGCTAACATTAGACCCAACCAGAAATTAATGTATCAAGAAACTGTTCTACCTTTAGTTAGGAAACTAATCAGCGGGCTAGAGCGATATTTTGGTTATGACCTTGCAGCAGCACTAGAAGAACTCTCGCCTTTACAGCCAGAGCTAGACGATAAAGCAAAATACTACAGCACTTTAGTTAACGGGGGTATTCTTACTCCTAATGAAGCTAGAGAGGCATTAAGATTAGAAAAGATAGAAGGTCATGATGATGTGCGTATCCCAGCAAACATTGCAGGAAGCGCAAGCAACCCTTCTGAGGGCGGAAGACCTCAGGGAAACGAGGAAAATGATGAATAAAAAGTTTGAAATTAACTCATTATTTGATGTGGTAGAGAAAGACGGTAAGTCTGAAACTCTAACAATCAAAGGTTATGCAAATACAGTTTCCAAAGACCGCACTGGCGATGTAATCGTTAAAGAGGCTTGGACAAAGGGTGGTATGGATGATTATCTAAAAAACCCTATTATCCTTGCTTTCCACGACTATTCGCGCCCAGTAGGTACCACTGTTGATTACAATGTAACTGACAAGGGACTGGAAATTGTTGCAGAAATTAGTAAAGCTGCAGGTGAAGTGTATAACTTAATCAAAGACGGAGTTTTAAAAACATTTAGTGTTGGTTTTAGCATCAAAGATGCGGACTACGAGAAGGAAGATGATACGTTCTATATCAAAGATTTATCTTTGTATGAAATTAGTGTTGTATCTGTTCCCGCTAATCAAGATTCAACTTTTTCTTTAGCTAAGTCTTTTTCGGATGTAGAAGAGTACAACTCTTTTAAGAAATCATTCGATAAAGAAGTAGAAGAAGTAAAAGAGGAATTACAAAAGGAAGAGAAGGAACCTTCTCAGGATAACATTCTTAAGGAAATTAATATGGATAAGAAAGAACTAGAAGCTATGATGGCTAAATCTGCAACTGCAGCATTAGACTCATACAAAGCTGAAGTTGCTGAGAAGGCTGAAAAGTCTGCAGCAGAAGCTACACTTAAATCAATTGAAATGGGTAAAACCGCTGCAGAGAAAACTGCCGAGGCTTTGGAAGCTAAAATTAAAACAGAGGGTGATAACTACTCTAAAGCTATCTCTGAAATGTCAGACGAGCTTAAATCTGCTAAAGAAGAGATGGCTGCTATGCAGAAGTCTAAGATGCAATTCTCTGAAGTTGGTTCAAATGCGCCTACTAAAGAGGAGTTAACAAGTGTATTTATTACATCAAAAATCTTAGGTAAGTCAATTGATCAAACTGAAGTCGGTAAGCAATTAATCGAAAAAGCTTCTGCTAATCGTATCAATGGTGACGATGCTAACTGGGAAACAACTTGGAATGCGAACATGTTTACAGAAATGCAAAATCGTGTTGTTGTTGAGTCAGTATTTAATACTATGCAAATGAATGCACGTATTATGCACTTCCCTTCAAATCCAGATGCCGGTTCTGATGCTACATGGGTTGATGCCGCTGATCAAGATACCTTTAATGATGGTACTGAGATTGGTACAGCATTTAATGACCTTTCTTCAGGTGTAATTAAAAAGCACCTATTAAGAGATGTTGCTTTGACTGCATATAAACTAGCTACTCGTGAGTATGTTGGTTATGAAGAGGAAGAAGATACATTGCTTCCAATTGCAGGAATCGTAAGTGATGCAATTGTTCGTCGTATGGCTCGCACTTCAGATAAGTCTATCTTAGGTACTGGTATTGCAGCTCCGTTTACAGAGCTTGAAGAATTTGCTGGTGGTCACACTGGTGGTACAGTATCTTCATCTAGTACTACTGCTACTATTACTTCTACTAACGTACATACGGCACGTACTGCTATGGGTCCGTGGGGACATAATCCTTCAGACTTAGTATTGTTCTTGTCTCAAGCAGCATACTATGGTTTAGTTGATGATGCTAATGTTATCACATCTGATAAGTATGGAGAAAAAGCTACTATCTTAACAGGTGAATTAGGTAAGATTTGGGGTATCCCAATGGTTGTTTCTGATGCATTCGAAGCAGCGGCAGCAGGAAAAGCGCAAGGTATCTTAGTTAACCCTAGTAACTACATTGTTGGTAACTACCGTAACTTAACTGTTCAGACTGCAGACGATGTCGTTGCACAGTCTAAAGCTATCGTTGCTACTCGTAGAATGGGCTTTATTGCTAAAGATACGAATGGTGCTGCAGCCACGCGAGGGTCAATGTGCCTACTTAAGTACGCAGATTCTTAATAGAGCTGTAAACTAAAGTATAGTTGAAATAAAACTGGAGGGGTTCGCCCCTCTGGTTTTTATAAATGAATTGAGAAGTTTGTTTATAAAAACCAAGCCTTAGGGCAAAGAATCTTTTAAGGACATATAATGGCAGACTTATATACAGTTAGTGAGTACAAGGCATATGCTGGTATCTCTAGTACTAACAGGGATTCAGAAATTAACCTTCTGAGACCCAAGTTTCTGCACTTATAAGAACGTACTGTGGGCGTAATTTTATTGATTACTATTCCACAGCAAAGACAGAGTACTTCGACACTACCGGTGGCGAAACTTCTATCTTCCCTGTAGAACTTCCAATCGTGGAAGTTGTACAACTATTAGAGCGTTCAAGCTCTAAGACGGATAAAACAACCGTCGAAACCAACCACGCCGATAGTAACAATTACTATCTTTTAGAATCAGGTACTGCTCAATGTACTCTTTCTACTAAAACTACTGAATCGACTTGTATTAATAATGACTCCTTTACTGGGGCAGGCTTAAATGATCTAACAATCACTGGATACAACGCAAATACGTCGTCAGGTGAAATTGGACGTAGCTATAAAGTACAAATTGACAGTACAGGAACTCCGGATACCTTTAAATGGTCTCGTGACGGAGGGAACAATTGGAAAGAAACAAGCGTAGCAATAACAGGTTCTAGTCAAACTTTAGAGGGTGACATAGCTGTAACATTTGCAGCGACCACAGGCCATACGAACACTAATAGCTGGACTTTTAGTGCTGAGAGATGGACAGGTGAATGTAGCAGTTCATCTTATACTACTCAATCAACTTGTGAAGCAGCTGGAGAATTCTGGACTGCACCAAGAGACTATGAGTTAGATGCTGAAGGACAAGAAATCATGAAAGTTTCTAGTTTTCCTACAGGACCTAAATCAGTTAAATTAGTATACAAAGGTGGTTACTCTTCTATACCAGATGAACTAAAGCTAGCTTGCTATGATCTTACTACATACTATATGAAGAAAGAATCAACTCCAGCAAAGTCTATGCCAGGCTCGGATATTAAAAATATCTCACGCAGCCAGTCGCTTCACTCTGAATTCCCCCCACACATAAAACGTATCCTGGAGCATTATAGGCATATTAGCTAATGAGC